AACAAGTAAGCCCACTATTAATGCGCCCCTTATGGGGAAATGAGAGAGAGACATGTTCATAACTGTAAAAATAAAAGTGCCTGCAGCATCATTAATAGACCATGTGATGCCTCGATTCGTGACAGTTAATACAGATCACATCGTCGCTATTGCTCATGGATCTATGACGTTATCAACACCGATTAAAACTATGCATCTTGAGCGGTTTGAAGATCAGCCATTTAATGAGCTAGAACTGTGGGATGGCGAGCAGGACAGAATAGCTGAAGCTTTCTGCGAATCAAATGTTGGCTATTGTGGGGCTGGAAGCATAAGATCATATGGGTTTGTTCGCGTATATCATACTAATGATGCTTGTTAGGAGATGGCTGACAAATGACAAAAGTTAGACCGATTGGACCAACAACGCGCGCGCGCGTGAACATGAGCAAAGGGGTACTTGACCCAACGCTCTTAGAGCTTGAGCGTCTGCTAGTGACTCGACTAGAAGAGCTAGACCTCACTGACCCTGCTAATCTAAATCTGTATAATCAGAGTGTAACTTTACTAGAGCACATAGCGGAGACTTTAGATTATGCCCAACAAGAGAACAGTCGCTCAGGAGCTCTCCAAAGCCAAGAAGAAGCAGAAGCGAGAAAGCCTACTAGATAACCTGAGAACAGGCATGAGCATCAAGGCCGCCTGTGCTGTCTCTGGTATCTCTAAGCAGACTTACTACAACTGGCTTGAGGAGTCGGGCGTTGATGGTAAGTGGGCTGAAGAGGTGGAGGCGGCTATCCGCTTCTCAGAGGCTGTGCAGCTGCAACGACTCAAAGATAATGTTGAGGCCAAGCAGGATTGGCGCGGTAATGCTTGGCTACTTGAGCGGCGCTTCCCTGAGGAGTACGGCGCTAAGCGAGAGGTTGAGCTCAACGTCAACGAGTCGAGCAACAAGGGAGATGAGATGGTGATGGAGATGATCAGGCAAATATCAAGGCCATATGAGGAGAGCACAGATGAAGAAGGTTAGAGTCAAACTTAAGCGAGCATGGACCGCTTACCCCTCTCACGCTCAGGTCACCTATCAAGTACAAGGTGAGTGTGAGGTGGTAGCGAATGAAGACGGCGGGGATGGTTGGGACATTATCAGATATGACATATGTGATATCGAGGAGGGCGCTGAAGTGATCGTCACTGAGATCTTCAGCGACAAGACGCGGTGTGTGACTCGGTGGGAGGTCACTCAGTTTGGCCTGAGCGCTCGTGACTAGCTTGACCCTTAACGAGCTCCAACATGGGATCATCTCTCGCATTGCCAAGAGAGAGCGGGTGATCGCTGCTCGTTGTGGATGGGGAAGCGGGAAGACCTCGGCGCTTGTCTTCAGTCTGCTCTTCATAAGTCGGTTTCGACCTGGCACTAGTTCACTACTCGTCACTGACACTAACCCGAGATATAACAGCGTCTTGATGCCTGAGATGGAGAAGTGGCTGAGCCCACTAGGTTGGACCTACAACCACACTCTCAGACAATGGACAGCGCCCAACGGTTCAACGGTATGGTGTCGCTCATATTATCGACCAGGGACGAGGGACGCGACCCACAACCCGCTAGAGGGTTTGAATGTGACCTCGGGAATCTGCCTGATTGATGAGTGTCAGACGTTGAGCGCTGAGGTGGCCCATAAAGCCATGGGTCGATTGAGAGCAGGGCCGAGCCCTATCATGATCCTCGTTGGCCTGCCTGTGAGTGGCGCGTGGTGGTGCAACCTCGCAGAAGAGGCCAAGTGTCAACCTCTCCTCTACACCTCATATGTTAACTCAGCCAACCTAAGTGAAGAGTGGTTTGAGGCAACCAAGTTGCTTCCACAGGCCGAGCGTGAAGCTATGGTGATGAACAAACCACGGCCACCATCAGGGCTCATCTACTCCGAGTTCGACGAGTCCAAGCATGTCATCGATGGGTGGAAGTATCGGCCTGAGATGTCGGGTCGAATCGCCATTGACTGGGGATTCAGAAAACCATCAGTGTTGATCATCGCTCATGATGACAAGCTAGGCGCTGATGTGATCTGCGCTGAGATCAACCCTCAGGAGGTCACCACTCAAGAGCTAGCTGATCTTATCTTATCTATAGCGTGGCCACGCTCGCTGAGGAGCTCCGCGCCGAGTGATCGAATCTGGCTAGATAATGGAGTCGCTGACAAAGCGGGGCGCGCTCGCAATGATCAGACGGGGCGCTCAGCATTCCGGGCGATGCGAGGCAACCCACCTCATGGCCTCGGCCTACCTCTGCGATCAAACACTGACCCCATCAGAACAGATATTCTCAATGGGATTCAGCGACTCAAGCGAGCGTTTGCCCGTGGTCAGTATCTCATCACTCGTGAGGTGTGGGACCGTGGAGAGCGCGCCATAGGTAACAGCATTAGAAAAGCTCTCATGAGCTATGGATGGGACAATAAAGAGCAACCTAAGAAAGATGGTAGAGAAGACCCACTAGATGCACTAAGGTATGACTGCATAACTTGGAACTGGTCAGACACCCTAGTTGATCAGCGCAACTACACACCCCGCTCACCTGCTCAGAGTCGGAAGGTCAGAGTAGGAGGGGCCAAGAGGAGGAGCTTTTAATGAAGGTCTATGATGATGATATCGGTGAGGTGCTATACGTCTCACACATGGGGAGTGACTCAACGCCAGCACACTCGGCTAGGGTGAGCCTTTATCAACTCAGTTCATCGTCTCGGCTTCAGATGACCGACCGAGACGCCAAGCTGATTCAGTATCTAGCTGACCATCACCACACTTCACCCTTTGAACATTGCGCTTTGACGGTCCAGATTAAGTGTCCTCTGTTTGTTCGATCTCAGATCATGCGCCATAGAACCTTCAGTTATAATGAGGTCAGCCGCCGTTACACCTCAGATTACATTGAGTTCTGGAGACCTCAGCAGCTGCGGAAGCAACACGATAAGCGCTTGCAGTGCTCGACCAATGAGAGCATCGAATATCAAGATAGGTGGTTGGAGCTTTGGGACCAACACCACAGGAACTGCTTAGACTTATACAACGCTCAGATTGAGCAGGGTATGGCCAGGGAGCAAGCGCGCGCGGTGCTACCTCAGAGTCTCTACACTCAGTTCTGGATGAGCGGGAATCTCAACAATTGGGCGAAGTTCTTAAAGTTGAGGCTCGACCCTCACAGCCAGCCTGAGACTAAAGTGATCGCTGATGCGATTAGGTACATACTGCATAAGCACTTCCCGATCTCTAGCGCCGCTCTTCTCGGTGATCTCGCCTATGTTAAGGAGCATTGAATGGACTACTTTGATGAGGACACAGACACCATCTGCGCCGAGTGTGGACTTGTCCAATGCCAGTGTGAGCACTATAGACATGATTGTGATCAGTCTCATTGTGACTGTGGGGCTCATTGCGTTTGCTGTGTGCATGGCCTCTGCACTTGCGACGAAGACGAAGAATGAGCAATGCAACCACGGATCAAAGAGCGATACCTTGCAATAGTATTGCTCGACCTCATAGGCTCAACTGCTTTCGTTCAAAAGGTCGGCGCGGTTAAAGCTGCGGAGTGGTTGCAATATCATGACCGCTTGACTCGCTCTCTCATGTATCGCTTCAACGGTCGGGAGATCGATAGGTCAGATGGTTTCCTAGTCAGCTTTGAGGAACCTATCAACGCGGTCAACTTTTCGCTTCACTATCAAAAGACCATACCTCTTAGGACTCGCCTTAACACTCGCATAGGTGTTCATTATGGTAAAGTTGCAGAGGTCACCCAACATGAGCTTGATGTGATGGTGGGCGCAAAGCCTGTTGAGTTGGAAGGCATCGCCAAGAATATCGCGGCGCGAACCATGAGCGTTTGTAGAGCTGGTCAAGTCCTGCTCACTGAAGAAGCCTTCACAATGATTAAGGGTAGAACCAACAGCTTCACACCCAAGGGAACTAGATACGTCATGGTTGGCCTCTATAAGTTCAAGGGCGTTAGAGCTCCCCAAGTGATATATGCAGTAGGCTCATCAATCGAGTCTCTTCAACCTCCACCATCGAGTGAGAAGGTTAAGAGGTTAGGAGGGCCAAAGAAGGTGAAGTCACGCGCTAGAGATCGCAAGCTTAAAGAGTGGGTGTGGTGGGTCCTGCCTCGTTGGGCTTTCATCAACCTCATATACATCATCTCGCTTATGTGGCCTTGGCTGATGTATCATTACCCAATACTCAGAGCTTTATGGAGTGCGATCAATGGAAGATAACCGGACCGAGAGAGAGCTAACTAGTGAGATCAAAGCTAAGCGCGGGTGGTGGTTCAGCGTCTTCTTTATGATACTCGTTGTCTTGCTAATCCTCTTCCTCACTTATGTTGAAATCGTGGAGAAAAATCGTGATGTCTTGGTTGGCATCCTCGGCATGATCACAGGTTCCATTTCATCGATGATGGCCATAGCATCAGGGCGCGACCCCTCAGAGGTCGAGGAGCTCAAAGACAAACTGAGCGCGGCCAACGCAGATCGAGAAGCGCTTATCGCTCGGCTAAGAGACGCTCAGATTCA